TTCTAATGTACTTAAAAGAACATAATAACGCAATTGATCTACTTTTTGTTCTATATTTTCTATAGCTTTCATGTTGTATCCGCGAGTACCTATTTGTTTGATCGTTGCGGAGTAATCAATTCTGTTTTGTGCATATGCCTCACTTGGTGAAAGAGCAGGCTTTCCTGGAATAAAGATTTCTGCGATTTTTAATTGATCTTTTGGAGTAGTTTCAGGAAATGGCTTTTCAGATTCAGTTCCCTTAATTACTGAAATTCTTGAAAACGAATCCATGACAACTATATCTTTTCTTGCAAAATAATACTGATAATCTACATCTGCAGTCTGATTATACGCAGGAGTAAGAATTTCATAAGAACTAGAAAAAACAGGAGGAACATTTACACCGGTTGTAGAATCACTAACTGACGGCGCAGTTCCAACCGAAGCTGCGTTTGTATATGTGGCTGGGGACAACGGCTCTACATATGGTCTAAAGTCTAAACAGTTTCTGAGGTTATATGTATCCCCGGATGCTGAAATATAAGGCTGAAGCTTATTCTTAGCGAATGAAACAGGGTAACTGTTTATATTAAAGAAATAGTTTCCAGTTGTATCTCCAAGTTTAAAGGCATTCATTTCAACTGTCATATCTCCAGGAGCTGGTATCGTACGCCCTGGTATAAACTCAATGTAAGAATGACCGTAAAAATTATCTCTTTGGTTTGTTTTTAATTTAAAACTACTTGTGACATCGTTTCCAAGTGAATCTGTAATTGTTACAATTTCATATACATCTGGAAATCCTAAATTATATATCGAATTTGCAGATGTTATTGGAGGATTTGCAAAATCGCATTTTACATAAAGAGTTTCGGAAGTTTTTGTAAACGGTGATGCATTTTGAATTCTTTTATTATGATAAAGAGTACCGGTTGCAGAAGGAGTTGAACTTAATGTTAAATTTAATAGCGATCCAGCCAAAGAATTATTTAAAATATCTATTCTTGTGTTTGTTGCGTCAACAAATAATGCGTCATCGTTATTAACAACAAAATCTTCTCCAGCATTTGGGGATAATATAACAGTAGTACTAGACAGACCAGACAAAGCTCTTTGAGCTCTTACAGGAATTGAAATGTTACTTAGCGAATTAAGACTTGTCATTCCACTATCAAATATCATCGCCGATTTGCTAGCATCTTGAATTACGGAGTTATTGCTAATCGGTATAGATCCGCTAGATCCTACTACTTCCTCTACGTCTGAAAATGTTTGGCCAGGTAAAACGCGAATATCAAATAGAAATATTTTATCATTTGTTATATTGCGAACTCTTGCCGTACCAGCTGCATTACCGCCATTGTCTTTAAGTTGAACAGTTCCAAATGTTCCAATATCAACTGTGCCTGATGCAGCACTATTTGTTGTCTTTGCATACGATCCGTAGTTAAAGGAAATTGGTTGGTTTGTTCTTTGACCTATTGATGTGTTAGCTATTTCGTCAATAGGCTTAAAAATTTCAGCTGCAGTTTCAACACGATAGCCTTTTATATATGCTAAACCTGGAGATATCGTAGCAGTAAGAACACCGTTCTTTCTTACTAAGTTTGGTTTAAACCCGCTTACCGTATAATCGCCAGATTCTTCAAATGTGCGACGAGCCATTTCATCGCCAAGAACGTTATATTGAGAAACGTTTCTTAAAACAACCTGGTTTCCATCCGAATATCTAACTAATGAGAAAAAGTCTGCATTATTTGCGGCTTGTGCATTCGTAAGAGATTTTAACACTGGGATTAATTTAAGACGATCTGCACCAGGTGCGTTTTGGTTAAAAGAGCCATTAGCATTATCTAAAAGTGATCTATCTGTGAATGAATCTATAATTTTTTCTTGAACTTCATAACCTATTGAAATTCCAGTTGGAATATTGTTATATTTAGAAACAATAATCAACTGCTCTTCTGCATATAAAAAATGACCACGCTGATAAATAACACCAGGCGCAGAGCGAAGACCAAAGGAATTGCCAACAGCACCAACAAAAGAAGTGACGTTGATAGAATCTACTAGCGTTTCTGTTTTATCAACACCGGAACCAACTTCAACAGTACTTATTTTATAAATTTCTAAAAGTTCACCGGTTTGAAATTGCTTATTTGTTCCGGCCGTTGACGTGTAGTCAATAAAAAACGTATTTAAATCAGGGTTTCTGGTTTCAAATCCAGATACAGCCGCAACAACAGATGCGCTTATACCTGAAACTGAACCGCGCAATTCGTAAGAATTCGTACGCACATATTCTTCGCCCAATACGGTTACAGTATCATCAAATCCAATATATTTTGAAATATCAAATCCAGTTTTATCACCAAGCTTAACAAACTTTAGCTCATCAAGTTCTGTAAAATTACATCCGTTAATAATAGAACCTTCTTGAAAGATATTGTCGCCAAATTGTTCTATTTGATTTTGCAGCGTAGTCTGCAGCTGAGTAAGTTCTCTAGCTTGTACAGGGTACGACGGCTTAAAGAGAATTTTGTAAAATTGTTTCTCTAAGTTGTAATCATCAAAATATGGATCAACATTAAGATCTGTGTTAATTGGCATTTTTTTCTCTCTTAAAATTCAAGGATGATTTTATATTGTTCTCTTGAGTTTGCTGTCCTAGTAATAGGAACAAACCTGTGCATATAGTATACTTCACCAGTCCTTTGGACATACGGTGACAGCTTGAAACCAGGATAATTAGAATCATAACCACCAGTATATGCCGGATTATTATCTGTATTTATCTGTATTATTTGGCCTTGCGAAGTAATTAACGGCAATGTAACATCTAAAGATATGTCACTAAAATCTGTATTTGCATATACACCTTGGTCGTTTGGATAAGGTCCTAAATATTCAGCAAGATAAATAAAATCACCAGATACCTCATGAACCTTTGCGCTAAATCTAACATCGCCAAAGAAATCACTAGCCGTGTTAACAGTTTCGATTTGAGTGATAGTTTCGTTAACCGTAAACAGGTTTGCATCTACTGCCAATTCTATTCTGTTATCAAAAATGGTAGGATACGAATAATCTTTAAATTCTGGATTTTTTACAATACCAATGCTTCCATAAGTATTTGTATTTGAAATTAAAGCATTGTCTACTGCATCTATGTCTGTATATGCTAAGACACGGGTGCAATTAAACTCTTCTACTAAATTGGACCCGTGGCCACCAACAGGAGAAAGGATTGGTCTTAATATAGCTCTTACATCTAAACTGCCTGTTAAATTTGGATCAAATGCAAAAGGGTCAACAACTTTCGCTGTTGCATTTGTATAATCGGAACCAGAGTTTAATACTGTTACACTGGAAATAGATCCGTCAGCGGCAACGCTCGGAATAGCAACCGCGCCAGAGCCATCTCCTTGTATTTCAACTCTTGGAAGCAAATTAAAAGTTGCCGTGTCGACCAAAACACCGTCGGTAGGAGTTCCTTCAATCAACGTAATTGTTGCACGCCCTGTAACTGGATCATACGTGTATGTATCAACCTCGTATGTTTGTGATTGCACATTTTGGTTTGTGACATAAAACGTATATCCAGAATAATAATTAGTAATCCCATTTAAGGTATTGGTTGCGTTTGGTATAATTGTAATTTCATTTACTGGAGATCGTGCAACTTGAAAAATAGTACCTATTATACTTTCATACCCAGTGTTTTGATTTAAATTTTCAACAAATATTTGATTGATTGAACTTTTACTTGTGATTGCGGAATTATTTGCAGAATAAACGGAATTATTTGCAGAAGAAACGGAATTATTTGCGCTATCCCTATTCACGGAAACATCTATAATTGGTATATAACCTCTAGTGTTATATTTTTCAAATTCCGACACAGAAAGAGAATACATATATTTCCAAGTGTAACCATCTGGCATAATATAAATTTGATTTGGAGTGGATGATTGATAATTTGGAGGATTTATTGATGCGCCACCGTAATTGTTAAATAAACACTTATAAATTTTATAATCACCGGTTGCACTATCTGCTGGATAAACTGTTACATAATATCTTTCATCTGATAAATCAGTTTTGTCATCGTATTGCGTATAAACTGTACCGGTTCGCCATACGTTATTTTCTATCACATAAAATAGGTTATCAGCAGGCAATTTTTTTCCAAAAATAGTTTTTTCTAAAAAAGATCTTTTTGAAACTGCGGTGTTTTCAACAGCAGTATTTGATATGCTTGATGCAAAAAGATAATAATCGTTAACAGTGACGTCTTCTACAAAAAAACGTGCAGCATCTGATCTATATTTGCTGGTGATTATTGTCATTTTTTCCCCGGTGTTTTCTTTAATTTATTTATAACAAAAAAACTTGCTTATTATTCTTCAGAGCGATTAATAACAACTTTAGTTGATATTGGTGTAGATATAAATTCTTCCAAATTGAATTTTGCAAACACCTTTGTGCCAGCGACATGAGTAATTTCTTTAAGAGATTCCTCGTAATTTTCAATGTTTAGTTTAGATTGAATTTCATAAGAGTATTCTTGATAATAATTGCTGTCTTGAATATATTTATCCGAATTATAATATTTTAATTTGCCGTTTACATTTGTGTATCCATTAAGATGCGAATTGTAAGTTGACCAAAATCCTGAACTTTTTCCTTGGCCTTGTGCAGATAAAATACCACCGGAAACTACAACTCCGTTTTTAAGAACTTCAGCTTGTGTATTATGCACATAGTTATAACCTGAATCTAATATCTCTACTTCTTCTATGATACCATTTTCAAAAATTACTTCTGCGCGGGTTATTGCATTACTTCCTGCAACCTTATTACTTGTAAAATCTTTAGACATGGATACTATTGAAAAATTTATTCCACCATAAGTGATTGGTGTTGAAGAATTGAAACCGTAGTATGCATACGGTCTTACTGTTAAAGTATTGCTGTTAATTGCAACAACCTTTCCGTTGATAAGACCTTGGGTTATTTCATCGCCTACACTTAAAGCTGAAGGAACTGAGTTTAACGTAATTAATTGATTTCTCCTATTAAAATTAGATAAACGCGTATCGTGTGTAAAAGTAACTACTTCATTAAGATAATTTAAGCCAGGATTTATATTGTCAAACCTAACAATAGAACCAATATTAGTGTTTGTCAAATCAAATGCAACATCCAACCTAGTGTTGATATCCGTTGGGTTTACATTTCCAGACATTGAACTCAACGCAGGTGGAATATCATTATAGTTTAATGCATCAAGTGGAACATTCAAAAAATTTCCAATTACGTCAAATATAAGATCTATTGATTCTATATTTTCCAATTCACCAACTATAACATTACCTGCACCTGTATCTACTACATATCCTGATACTCCTGTATCATTTTCGCCAAAGATACTTTCTATTGTAGCAAAGTTTGGTTTGCTTAATACTGGAGCAAAATATGTATTGAACAATGCATAACCTAATGGG